CGGAACGGTGGGCAGGGGTGACCACCGAGAGGCGCTGCCGGGGGGCGGACGATGATCGGGCAGCAGAAGCCTGACCCAGCACAAAGGCGCTGGCGACAAAAGTGGCCGTGCGGGCAGGTTCTGTCTGAAGGGGACCAGCCCCTTCCCGCACGGCCACCGGTTCGCAGAGCCAGGTTTCATTTTCCAGCGGATCGGGAAGCGCATAGCCACGCTGGAACATGGGGCCGGTCTGCGAGCGGCCAATCTGAATGGGGGATGCAGCGGTCACCGGCGGGCACCTGCCGTCATGCGCTGGGGCGTGCCCAGGTCGATCCCGCAAAAGCGATCGCACAGCGGCGCTTCGAGCGAGTCCTCTATCGCCTCCGGTTGCAATACCGGGTGCGGATAGATGTCAGGCCGCAGCACATGGCGCGGCACATCAAAGGCGCGCTCTGCGATCAGCACGAACTGGTGCGACATGCGGCGCGATGAATGCAGCATCTTCCAGACGGCGGTCTGCGAGCAGCCCAGCTCAAGGCCGAGCTTTTCCTGCGATCCTGCTTTGCGGAGACAGAGGCGAAGCGCCTCATGGGGGGTGAGTGGCTGTTCCATGGTCACTGGATATAACCTAGGTTATGACCCTGTCAATAACCAAAATACACAGGCGGGTTATAACGCCGGTGGTTATCGCTGAGTCATGAGCGACGATGGCCGAATCGATGGTGACCGCGTCCGGAGGCGGATGGACGAATTAGGTCTAAGCCAGAATGGTTTAGCTCAGCGGGTTGGTGTGTCGCAGGCTTCGATCGCCAAAATCACTGGCGGCCAGTCCTTCGGTTCCAAGCACCTCCACCGGATCGCGCGGGAACTTGGGACGACAGCGGCCTATTTGACTGGCGAGACCGACGATCCCAGCGAAGGCGCGCTTCCGATCCCGACATCCGACGATATCGCTCAGCAGGTTGGCGGGGTTCGGATCAAGGAAATCGATCTCGATTACGGGATGGGCGCGACGTGGATCGACGGCGTGCCGGTGACCGAGATCGAGCGCGTTTTCCCTGCCGACTGGCTGGTGCAGTTCACCCGCGCCTCACCGCAGCATCTGTTCTTCGCGCATGGCGCGGGCGATTCGATGATGCCGACGATCCTCGATCGCGACATCGTGCTGATCGACACCACCCAGCAGACGCTCAACATGGCCGATCGCATCTGGGCGGTCGCGTTCGGCGGTGCCGGGATGATCAAGCGGCTGCGGCCTCAGCCCGATGGCGGCGTGCGGCTGATGAGCGACAATCCCTCGATCCGCGACGAGGTTGCCTATGACGGCGAACTGTCGATCATCGGGCGCGTAGTTGCGGTAATGCGGAAGGTTTAGTTATGACAGACCAAGAGGAACAAGGCAGGCCTGGAAACGAGGTGGTAAAGTCACAAACTGTCCGCCTCGATTATGGGCATTTCGAGAACAAGTCTTTTATCAGTTGCACCCTAGTGTACGGCGGGGGCCTGCCTCCAACACTGATCAATTGCGACTTCATAAAAAGTCGGTTTGCATTCGAGGGAGCTGCCTTGAATACCGTCAACTTTATGAACAGCATGGTCAAAGGGGGCGATGGCGGTCGCGCCTTGATAAACCAAATGTTGGGCCTCACGTGACATGGCAAATGTCATCAACATCGATAAATCGGAATACGTGGGCTCGCATGAGACCACCGACTCGGGCAACGTGGTAACCGGGTCGGTTTTCGGTGGTGGATCTGGAGGAGGACCTATGGAACCGAAAGTACCGCTGAAGGACTATGTCGACGCGCAAGACAACGCGGTCGAGTCGCGGCTCATTGAGCGTCTGAGCGGCTTGGCCAAAGCCGATGATATCAAGAGCATCAGGCAAAACATATGGACAGCCGCCGGCACAATGCTGGCAATCATGCTAACAATGTTCGCCATCGCAGGCGATCGCTTTGACGGTGGAATTGGTGCATCATCGCTTCTCCGAGAGCAAGCAGCGATCCAGGAATCAAAAGACAAAGCCCAGGATGCTCAGCTGGAACTGGTCAACCAAAAGTTGGACATCTTGATCAAGCAAACTGCCGAAAAATAGCCCGGCTGCTCAATTTATCAGGCCAATCTGATGGCTGTCGGTCCTGCATACTATAAGTGTCTGAGGGTGCAGCTGTGGGCAAACGCGCTGGCGCCTAGGCGCGGTCTCCTGTTCATGGCGATATCAACTGCGCGATGCTGAAGGCGGGGTTGGCGGCGGCCGAGATGGACTCCAGCGATAGTCTCGGCAACCCCCGCCCTGATGCCCGCGCGACGGCAGCGCGTGACGGGCTGGCAAAGCTGCTCGGGCGGGTGACCGGGACCGCGCCGACAGGTCACCTTCTGGTGAAGGGTGCGCGCCTGCAATGTGTGTCAGAGGGCGGCACTGGCGGCAAACGCACCGCCGCCTGGTGCAGCTCTCCGGTGCATGGCGATATCAGCTGCGCGATGGAGAAGGCGGGGCTGGCGATACGCTGGGCGAAATACTGGCGGGCGCACCGGTGCGGATGAAGATCGAGTTCGCGGTCCTGCTGGTGATATCGCTGGCGGGGCTGGCGAGCGGTATAGCGATGCTCATACGCGCTGGATCGTAGCCGAGCCAAAAAAGGAAACAGGGATGTCAGTACCTATTCGTTGCAGGCGGTGCGGCTACAAAGGCATTGCGACAGGAATCACATTCATAAACTCTCGCGATATCACCATCGGTAAGGCGAGCGAAACCTGTCCCATGTGTGGGGGGCGTGCCGACTATCAATCTGGAACCTATGATTTTGTTGGCGATGCAATCGCTGCATTTCGTGCTCCTGGCGTCACGCGTGCTTCTGCAGAAGAGTTCGCAAATGTGGTGTCATCAGCTGCAAAAGGAGAACTGACAACCGAACAGGCACTGCAACAAGCTGAGAGCATCAATGCGATTTTTTCTGCCTTCTTTCGGAAGGCTCTGGCAAACGGCGTCCCCATCGATCGGTTGGTGAACGTCATTTCGCTGATCCTCGCGGCTTGGGCGTTCTACTCGTCTGAAGTTGGTGGGGAGGCAACATTAGGCGAGCTTCGCACTCAGACCGAAGTTCAGCGGACGATTTTACAAGAGATGAAGAAGCAGACAAATGCCGCTCAGAGAACTGAAGAAGGTTCTCAGCGGCAAGCCGCAGCTGCCGAGAGGACCGCAGCAGAGTCTCGAGAGCAGACACGTCTGCTGCGTGAATTGGCAGCCAGACAAGATTTGCAACAGCGAGACCCATCGCAAACCCACGGAGCGCCAAGCCGCGCCGAGCGTCGTCGGGCTGCCGCGATTGAGCGCAAGCGGAAGAAGCGGATTTCGAGAGGGATCGCCAGACCTCGCTAGGCAGCATCGTTTTGCCCTTCACTCTGCCAAAAACGATCAACCATTGCCCGCGCTCTCCAACTTGAGCGAGGTCAGCAGGCCGGTGGTGCCGTAGCGGGTGGTGACCTCATCGACCAGCCATGCCATGCCGTCAATCTCGCTATCCCAGCCCTGCAGCTGCACGGGCATGTTGGGCGTGATCGCCGAATCTCCGAAGGCAAGATCATAGGTGAAGCTGTATGCACCGCGCTTGGCCTTGTCGGCAGCCGATTTCGCGGCCTTCTCGGCATCGGCCTTGCTGGAATAGACCTTCTTGAGCTTCTTCGGCTTGCTGCCGCCGGTGGTCACCGTCTTGCGCTGGCCTGCGTCCTGATCGTGATATTCGGCGCTGACGCCATCGGCCCCGGTGCGCTCTTCATGCCTGAAGGTCCAGCTCCAGCCATCAACCTTGGACAGGCGCAGGGTGGGCAGCGCCTTGCCGCTGGGGGTGGTGCTGGAGCCCAGCGGCATGAAGATGAGCGTGCCCGCCTTGACGGTGGCGACGGCATCGTAGCGGCGGCCGAGATCGCGGACGAAGGCCATGTCGCTCTTGCCTGCCTGCTCGATCGCCTTGATCGGGATTGACGCCAGTTCGCCGGTGATGCGTGAGGAAAAGCCGTTCTCCCCGGCGATGGTCTGGATGATGGTGCCCAGCGTCGTATCGACCCAGCTCTTGGTGCGGCGGGTGCGATAGTCGCCGGTGAGATCGGCAGAGCGCGCGCGGATGGTGATGATGTCGGGCGGGCCGCTTCGTTCGATCTCATCGATCCGGAAGCTGCCCTTGTCGACCATGCCGGGCAGCACATCGTCCCCGCTCTCCCATCCCAGCGCGAGCGTGAGCACCTTGCCGACCTTGGGCGGCGCGAGTTGACCATCGTGGTTGTGGATGGTGAGGTCGAGCGTATCAGCCTCCCCGCCCCGCTTTTCGGTCAAGGTCAGGTCGATGATGCGCGGGTTGACGCGGCTCGACAGATCCACGCCATTGTCGAGCACCAGACGGCAGGCTGCCTTGTTGGCCACCATGGGCGTTAATCCTGCCGCACCAGATCGACCGCGAACTCGGTGCGCCGCGCGATGCCGCCAGAGATGATCGACGTACCCCTGAGGTCGATATTCTCGATGCGATAGCTACCCCAAATCTGGCCCGCGCCGTCGAGCAGCGGCCAGTTGTCGCCGGTGCTGGCCATGTCGACCAGGTTGTCGATCGCGCCGAAGCTGCCCGCGACCTCGGGCACCAGGACGCCGGTGAAGCTCACCGTGTCTTCGCCCAGGCCGACATATTGCGCCGCAGGGCGCTCGGTATGGCGTTCGCTGGTCGCGTGACGCCAGCTCATCCGCCGCTGGAATTCCTGATAGGGCAGGCTCTTCATGCCGAATACGAACATGCCAAGCACCATCAGCTCGGTACCCTGGGGCAGCCCCGCGGTGCGCAGGGCCGAGGTGTCGCTCGTAGGGGTGGCAGTGAGCGCACCGAACAGATCGTCGAGCCGGCGTGCATCGGAGCGTACCTGGTCGACCCGGCCCCGGGCCTTGTCGAACGGCAGGTTGAGCGAAGGTGGAAATCGCATCGATCAATCATCCTCGTAGCTGGAGCGGCGGCGTACGCCCATGATCTGCTCGATCTTCTTGATCACCAGCTCAGCGAGCTCATTGACGTCCTGACCCGGCAACGCGTTGATCGTGAGGTAGAGGGTCAAAGCTGCTCCCGCAGCAGCCGATGCTCCACTGCCTCCTGCAGAGCGGATCGGTGCGCCGGCGGCGGCAAGCCGGGGCATGCCGCCCTTCGCCACGCCGTCGGCAAGGCGCTGAGCCGACTGGATGGCGCGTCCCCTGCCCCCTTCGATGCCCAAGGCCATGCCCGCGCTGACATGTCCGCCCAGCGCCATGAACAGGCGGCTCGGGGACTTGATGCCGAGAAACGCCTTGATCTTGTCGATGCCGATACCGACGATGCGCTTGAGAGCGTTGAAGACGCCCATGGGGTTGCCGAGGATGCCCGAGATCAGTCCGTCAATGATCGCCCTGCCCATCGCCCCCATGCTGTTGCGGAAGTTGACGATGAAGTTGGCAGCGCTGGTGAACCATCCCTTGATCGTGTCGAGATGGGTGTAGATCAGATAGGCGGCAACGCCGATGCCAACCGCCAGCGCAACGATGGGGTTGGCCATGGCGGCGCGGGCCAAGAACATGATCGCTTGCCCAGCGATCCACGCACCCGATCGCAACAGCCACAGGCCCTTGCTGAGCACGCCCAGCGCGCGCAGCTTCTGGAACCAGCCCCATGCCGTGGCGAACGGACCGATGATGCCACCCAGGGCGATCTTCGCCGCCCCCAGCCCCAGTTTGAAGACTGCCAGCCCGGCAACCAGCTTGATAATCGTCGCCGCCGCCTCAGGGTTGGCCTGCGCCCAATTCGACACAGCCATGGCGATGGTGCTGACCTGAGACAGTGCCTCGGTCATGACGGGCAGCAGGGTGGTCCCGAGCGTGATCGCCAGCGTCGAAGCGGTGCCCTTGAACGCTTCCCAGCTGACATTGGCGTCCTTGAGCACGCGCTGGTCGAAGGCCTTGTCGATAACGCCGCTGGATTTCAGGGACTTGTCGCGGATGTTGCGATATTCGTCGAGGTTCTGGATCAGGCTGCGGAGCGCCCCCTGTGCCTGCATATCCTCGAACGCATAGCCGAGCTTCTTCAGGTCGCCGCCGGTCGCCTGCCTGGTGATCATGGCAATGCTCTCGACCGTGTCATAGCCCTGCGCCTCGAGCTTCTTCATCGCCGCGGGCAGATCAATTCCGAAATTCTTCTCGAATGCCCTGACCGTCGCCGGCGCGTTGATCTTGGTGAGCAGGTTCTGGATGTTGTTCGCCGCCTGATCGGCATTGCCGGTGCCCTTTTCAGCGATCTGGAGCGCGGCAGACAGCTGCCCCACAGCCGGGACGCCCTTGGCCCCCAGCGCCTGCATCTGCGCGGTGAGCGCAGGAAAATGGCGGGCCATGTCGCGGATCTCGAACGCGCCCATGTTGCCGCTGGCCGCCATGACATCGAGCGCGGCGCTGGTCTGGCTGATCGGCACCTTGAGATTGTTGAGATTGGCATAGGCCGCAGCCGCGCCATCGCCCAGATCGACGCGGAAGGCGGTGCCAAGCCTGCCGATGGCCGGTGCGAGCAAGACCGCCTGGCGCGGGTCAAGGCCCTTGCCAGCCAGCACGTCGACCGCCTGACGCATGTTCTCGGGCAGCTGCCTGGATGCCTGGGCAGCCTGGACGATCGTGTTCTGCAGGCGCTGGGTGGCAGCGTCGGACAGGTCGGCCTTTTGCTGGATATCGACCATGCCGGTCGAAAAGTCGGCGGCAGCCTTGGTCGCGAGGATCAGCGGCGCGAACAGCGATGCGCCCTGAGCCAGATCAGACTGGCCAGACGAAATCAGGTTTGCTGCCATGGCCTTTCGATCGGCGGTCTTGCGCTCGATGGCTGCCAGCTGCCCCAGCTTGGCCTTTTGCTGCTCGATCTGGCGGTTGGAGAATTCGAGCTGGCGAGCCAGATCCCGCTCGCGGTTGATGAGCGCCGTGACATTGCCGGTCGCCGACTGCATCTGTTTGCCGACATCCGCGAGCTCGCGCTTGAGGCGGCGCGATTCATCGCCCATCGCCTTTAGTGCGATCGAGCCCTTCTTGCTGGCGCCCATGATGTTGCGGATCGAGCCGGAGAGCTTGTCGGCCCCGATGAAGCTGACCAGCAGCGACAGTTTGTTGCTCACGTCTCTTGCTCCCTCGTGTCAGCCATCCTTGCCGTACATCCGGTTCCAGCGATCCTTCGCCTTCACCGTCCAGAAGATCAGCTCATCAAATTCGAGGGCCTCCAGCTCTGACAGCGGCCAATGGAAAATGGCTGCGACATCGGCGATCAGATCGTCGATATCGGTTCCCCGGACGTCATCTTCTCGATCAACGCCCGCTCTGCCCGGGTCAGAAAAAAACCGCGGATCACGCCCCCGATTTCGGCGAGGTCTGCCGGGTCGAGTTCGCGCGCCTCTGCATCGGTAAGGATCGGATCGGAGATCCGCGGCACCAGCGTGATGATGGTGGTGACATCGGTGGTGAGCAGATCCTGCAAGGTCAGTCCGCGCAGTTCGCCCGACTTTGGCTTGCGCAGGATCAGGCTGGTGATCCGGGTCTCGCCGCGCACGATCGGCTCGACCAGCTCGATAGGGTCGGAGAAGCGCGACGTGGCAGCGCTGGTGGCGGGGGGCTGGATATCGGTGGTCATCTGGGGGAACCTTCACATTGCAAGGGGGAGGATGGATCGGGCCGGGGACGCCTAACACACCCCCGGCCCTGCCCCGCTCGCGCCGTCCCCCAATGGCAGCGCCCGCGGAATCGAAGAGGTCAGAGGCCGATGGCGGCGCGGATCTCGGCGTAGCGATCGATGCCATCGACCAGCAGGATCGCGTTGATCATGTCGATTTCCATCTCGACCCGGCCATCGACAACCAGCTTGTAATAGGCGAGCGGCATCTTGGCCTTGTGCTCGGTATCCTCACCGGCCTTGGCGTTGCCCATGTCGATCTCTTCATAGCGACCGCGCATCACCATCTCGACCGCCTGTGGCGCGCTGCCGTCATCGCGCTGATAGGCTCCAACCAGGCGCAGCAGCACGCCATCGACGCGCGGAATGCCAAACTGACGGATGATCTGGGTAACCAGACCGCCTACCATGAATTCCGCCTCCATGAGCTGCAGCCCCATGTCGATCTTAATCGGACCGAGCATGCCGCCGCCGCGCCACTCTTCCATCTGGGCGGCGATCTTGGGCTGGGTGAATTCCCCGACGATGCCGAGATAGCTGTTGCCGTCGTTGTAGAGGTTGAAGTTCTTCAGTTTGCGGGGAAGGCCCATGGCGGTGTCCTTTGACGATCAGGTGCGAACGGTGGCAGGTGCGACGAAGGCGGCGATCAGTTGAGCTGGTCTGCGAAGCCGGCGTAATAGCGGTCGGTAATTCGCTGATTCAGGATGATGTTTTCAGCAGGCGCAGCGGGCGTGAAATCATAGTCGATGGTGAGCCTGCCGCTCGCCAGATCGGTCTGGCTGTTGAGCGCAGGGTCGAACCATGCGCGGCCGTCAATGATGCGACCCTGTGCCTTGAGGTTCCGGATTTCCGCGTTGATCGTCTCGAGGATGTCCTTCACCAGGCCGCGTGTCATCGGCTTGTCCACCGCCCAGGCAAGGCCCTCGGCAATGGTATCCTGCAGCACCTGGGCAGTGCGCACCGCGCTTTCGAACGCGAACTCGGGTACATCGCTGCAGGTGCGGTTGCCCCAGAAGCGATAGCCGTTCATGCGGACGATCGTGGTCACTTGGCCATCGTTGAGCACGCCGGCGGGCGTGGTGGCATCCTGCAGGTCGAAATAGACCGATTTGTCGATGCCGGTGACACCATCGACCGCGACATTGGAGAGGGTCTTGTGCCAACCCTGCTCTTCGTCGATGCGTGCGCGCAGGCCCATGGCACGGGCAACGGCGTCGCCGGCGAACTGGTTGGTGAAATTGGGCCAGATGAGCATCAGCTCACGCGCGGAGAATTCATCGCGATAGGTCAGCGCGTCGGCGATCTCGTCTCCGATCGCGCGGGCATAGACCATGCCGCGCAGCCGCTTGGCGATGATCACCATCTCGGCGGTCACATCCTGCACGTCGAGACCGGGGCAGCCGAGGATGCGCGGTCGAATGCCGAGCTGCGCCTGAGCATCGAGCAGGCAATGCATGCCGGTGGCCACGCCGCCGGTGTTGCCGCCGATCACGTTGGCGGTGGTTTCCGCGTCATCCTCACCGGGGGCCACGCGCACCACCACCAGGATCGGACTGGTCTGGTCGGCAATCGCCTCGAGCGAAGGCAGCAGGGTGCCGCCGGTACCAGCCTTGCCGATGGCGGAACGGATATCGGTGACCAGCACCGGGGTATCGAGGGGGAAGGCTTCATCAAGCGCCTCGGTCGCCGCACCTGCGGCAGCGGTGGCGGTCGCGACCAGGCCGATCACGGCGCTGGCAATGGGCACGATGGGACGCGCGCCGGTGGTGAGTTCATTGACCTTGATGCCGTGCATAATCCATCTGCCTCTTGCTGCTTTCCGGGCGGGGGTGTTTGCAGCAGAGACAAGAGGCAAAGGCTGGCCAAAGGCCAGCGCGGGCGGTTGTTACCGGGCCGGTTACAACGACGTCAGCTATTACTGGGGCTGGCACCGCCCCGGCGGATCGGGATGGACAGTTGCACGCGCGAATTCGCCTGGCCGATATCCGTGCGCTCGCCTTCCAGCGCGATCACCAGTTCGCCGGGCTGCTCACCCAGGCCGATAGCGATGCGCTTCAAGCGGAGCCGCGGTTCCCAGCGCTGCAGAGCCAGCGCAGTCGCCCCATAGAGCAGCAGGCGGGTGGCGCCATTGATGGGCTGGTCGATCAGATCGAACAGCATCGAGCCATAATCTCGGCGCATCACGCGGGTGCCGAGCGGGGTGGACAGGATGTCACCAATCGACTGCGCCAGATGCGCATTGCCTTCGATCTGCTGCCCCGTTGTCTTGTCGATTCCCAGCATCTGCAGTCCCCTTATTGCGGCGCGCCGGTTTGCCCGCTGCCAGGCTGCACGCCACCATGCCGGTGGGTCTTGAGGCTGATGCCATCGGCGATCACGTCTTCGCTGGCAGTCAGCGTGCCGTTGAGCGTGACGTCACCGTTGATCGTCACCCCGGCCTGGGCGTTAATGGTCAGACCGCCCGGCGCGGTGATCGTGGCGGTGGCACCATCGGGTAGCAGGGCCTCGAGGTGATGCGCCTGCGGATCGTAGCGCAGCTGCGCGCCATCGGCGAAGTCTATGCGCTCTTCGAGGCTCGAGCCGAGCGGCGGGAAACTATCGCGAATGATCCCGGTCAACGCCAGCCCGGCACCGATCTCGCCATCCGGGCAGAGCAGCACAACCTGCTCGCCGACAGTGGGAGGCGACCAGATGCGCGTGGAACCGCAGCGCGGCATGATCCAGCGGATGGGAGGGGTGACGGTTTCGCCGCCTTCAGGATCGCCGCAGCGCACGATACAGCGCGCCGAATCGAGATCGATAGAGTCGATGACACCAAGACGGATCAGGGTGGCGGGATCGAGAGGAATGTCTTCGACAGTCATCATGGCAAAAAGGTTCCATCCCTCCATAACGTCGTCAGGACTGGATTGATGGCATTGCGCGCTGCAGCGTCGACAGTGCCGCTGGCTTCCTGGTCAGGACATTCCGCCACCTTGCCGCTTGCAATTAGAAGGGCGTCCATGTTCCTGCCCCCGCTGGATTAGTCACACGCATAGCGAAATTGTCGCCAGGCCCCGCGTCTGACAGGTAACATACTGAGCCCCGAGCCCATGTACCGTCGTTGGGGACTGCCGGGCGATAGAAATGCCAGACCTTTTTTGACGGGTTCGCCGGATCCTGGCCGAACGAAACTGCGCTGGTGATGATGCGCCCCGGATTGACCGTGTTGTTGGTGCAGTTGGTGAAGGTACACCGCTCGATCATTGCATATTTGCCAGCATCAATTCCCATTGAAATGCCGATTGCGCAGTCGTCGAAGTCGCAATCGGCAAGGGTCGCGCTGTCCCCGACTTCCTTGTCATCGATCGCGCCGTTTATAAGATCAACGCCCGTCGCCCAACCGCTGAACAGCACGCCTCTGATCTTCCATTTCGGCAATGTGCCTGCGTTGGTGTAGAAACCCGCCTGGGTAGATGTAGCCTTGCCCGGCCCCACGATCTGCCCGCCAAGGACCTGAAAACCGTCCGGGACAGCTCCGGTATCTCCCTGGATGACGCGGATCCCTGGCCCACCATCGACCGTGCTGCGCAGGATCGGGTTTGCGATGACGACATTGCGCAGAACAGACGATACCGTCTGCACATCAATAAGGATATGCCCGCCGGCATTATCGTAGCTTTGAAAACCGCTGATGTTCACGCCATCCATTGTCGTGCCGCCGATCACGCGAATTTCCAGCCCGTAGCCGCGCCCGTTGCGCGCGATGCAGCCAGCAACAACAGTGGCGCGCGAAGCGCCGACGATGAGAAAACCAGAGACAGGCGCGAGGCGGCTTGAGCCATCCGCTTTGTAGCCCGTCCCGATGGCGATGTTGCCTGTGCTCGTATTGCCAAGCTTCCCTGACAGGTAAAAGCCCGCCGAGATACCGCTTTCGCCGTTAGACCCGCCACCACAATAAAGGGCGATATTGCCGGAAACGGTGACGCATCCGCCATTCTGGGCCTCCTGCGGCGCAGAAACATAGACACCGTTCCAGTTGAACCCGACCATTATGTTGCCTGAAACGGTCGCATAAGCCGAAGGACCGTAATCCGCGATGATGCCGGAGCGCGCACGCGTGGTGAGCGAACGTCGCGCAATATTGCCGGTCACCGTGTGACATGAAGTATCAAGCGCAGAGACACTGACCGCGGGACCGCTAAAGAAATGGTCATGCTCAGAGAGCGAGATGTTGCCGGTGATGACCGCATTACGGACATAATAGGCGCAATTGATGTCTGCGCCGACGACGCTGACGTTGTTCTGAAGGAAGGCGCAGTTTGTTACCTTGATGCCGTCCGTCATCATGGCAGCAATGCAGCTTGCACCAATGTTGATAGCCGTCGTGTCCTGCCCAATCTTGTCAAACCAGCAAGCTGTAACGGTCACATTCTTGCAGTTGAAGAAAAACAGCCCGTCGCCGCCCGTGCCTCCGGTGGCTGGATTGTACACCCCGCCGGTCAGGTTGCCTTCGACGAACACGCTTTCAATGCTAATATTCTCTTTGCCTGCCGCCCAAAAAACCCGCTTGTTGGCACCGGTCGTTCGGATCTTGCTGGAACTTCCCCGCCCGACGACTTGAAGCCCACTCCACAGTTCGATTGCATCGCTGACCACATATTCACGCCCGAGGAGCTGGATGTGCTGGTGCCCCGCGGCCCGCGCTGCTGCCCATGCCAGCGTATCGTCAGCGTGAATAGCACGTCTGTAGCTGTCCAGGGTCGGCCAATCCCGCACAAGGTTCTCGCCGATGCTGGCGATCGTTTCCTTCAGCGGCAGATTATCCGCAATCAACCGGTTGTCGAATTCGCCGAGAGATCTGCCCATCGTGGCCAGCTCGGCCTGAAGCACGGCCACACCGTCATCATTGCGATAAAGATTGGGTGGGTTTCGGGTCCAAAAGGTCTGCCCCGGATCGGTCCCCAGGATGCCTAGTTCGGCAGTTTCAAATGCGCCAACGGCCTGGGCTATTGCACCAGCGATATCCGCCGAGTTCGCGGCGTCCTGTGCATTTGCCTGGGACGCTGCCAGAGCAGGCGCAACTGCCGCACCCACCAGTCCAGATACAGCTGCACGCCGTGTCACTCCGTCTTTCACGAGTACGACCTGTTCACTTCCCACGAGATCAATTGCCTCAGGAAGAAGGCTTATCTTGCTCATGAGTCAATCTCCGAACGGTCGAACTCAGGCCACAACTGATTATTGATGATGGGAAATTCCGTCAGTGCCAGGACATCATCCAGGGCAGCTACCTGGTCTTCAATAAAATTGCTGGCAGCGCGGATCGCATCGATTTCGTGAAAGCCCGGGTCACGATTTTCGCGTATGGCATTCAGCTGTTTCCAAATCGGGAATCGCTCATTGATGCGGCGGGAGGCCTCTCGCCGGATAGCTCGCACGCATGCGCTTCTTGCCGCTTCCACGGTCTGCGGCCGCAAGCTGCGCAGCTGCGGGCGGCCCCGCTCATCGGGTACGATCTCCAGGCCTTGGGCCTGACCCGCAAGCAGCGCAGCGTGACGCCTGGCCGTTACCGTCACTGCGTCTTGCGGTATGGAGCGATGGAAGCGGCTATCAAAAAACCCCCGAGCGGAGGCGCTGTATCTGATCGTCATGACAGGTCGATCCTTCCGATGGCCATGAAGCAACAGGCATCATTGCTGGCGTTGGCATTGTGGACCGAGAAGCCACTGGGGCTGATGGTGTTGGCCCTGACCGCCGGGTAATTGTCCTGCGCGTCGTTGCTGGTGTCGCTGGTACCATCAACCACCACCGAAAAGGCGTTGCCGGTAAAGCTGATCGGGAACGCAACCGAAGTCTGACTATTCGGCCCGGCGCTGAATCGTCCCCATTGCACCAGCGGCGTGTTGGCGGGATCTGCTGCCGGGATGATGGCATAGCCATTTTCGAGCATCGACTTGGTCATCGGGCCAAGAGATGCGGGGGTCAGCGCGCGGTCATTGGCCGTCCCCATGCGCGCCTGTGCCGGGCTGGCTGCCGTCACGGTGAGCACCCGATCCGCTGTCAGGTTGCCGCCACCGGTAACCAGGCCGCCGCCAGTGATATTGCGCCCTTGCAAGGCAGTGATAGCTGCGTTGACCGCACCTTGAAAGGTGGTGAAAGCTGCGTCGATGACGTCGGCCAGGGCATCGAGCCTCCGCTTGGTCTTTTTGGGGGTCATGATGCGAGTGTCATCATCACCGGCATCGGCCTCCGAATTGTCGGCGATCTCGGCAACGCCCTTGACCGTCTCGCTGGCAGGGGGATTCAGGAAAAGCGCATCACCAAATTCGATCAGCGCCGCCATGTTGTTGGCAAAGGCGATATCGAAAATGATGAGGCCGGTGGCGAGTTGCGCCTTGCTCAAAACGGGCTCTTCACTGGCGCTGTACACTGCAAGCAGCACGCCGGCATCAGTGTAGATTCCGATCCCGGTCACATCATAGACATCCGCGCTGGGGTCATAGGCAGTGACGTGAACCACATTCTCGCTGACCGCCTGGCCTGACACAGCATCGATCCGCTTGAATTCGCCCGGCAACGCATCGATCGTCGGCGCTGCAATGAAGGGGGTTGCCGTCAGTCCGATTTCGGTGATCCGGATTTCATCGGTGCCGCCGCTTTCGGCCGCCACAATGGCATCCAGGCCGGCATTGGTGACCATCATTGCAAGTGCTGCCATCAGCTCACCTCCATGAATGCATTGTCTTCCCTGGTAATGGGTTCGCCATCCTCGGTTTGAAGGTAGCTATCCCAGCGCGGATCTGGGTCATGTGCCGCAGCCAGATCAAAGCGGATTGAAGTGGCTGTCATTGCAGCAGGCGAGAGATAGGCCATCGCCTGCGCCTCGAGATACTGGACGAAGGTGAAATGCGAGCGCGCAGGCTTGACCGAAGCCACGTCGCGAATGATGGCCGCTGCAGTCTCTGCGCTCAGAAAACTGGGCGGAATAAGGTTGGCGGGCATCCGCACTTCGAAAGTGTGGACCGGCTGACGGGGATTTGCCTCGAACCACTCGACGATCTCGAGCAGCGGATTGAAGCGATCGAGCACCTCGCGCAAGATCGCGCGTGTACCCTTACGGCGATGAAAGGGAATGGCATCCCAGATAGCAGTACGGCGCTCTTCTTCCGTCCATTGCGGATCCCAGCGGGCGATCGCAAGCCCCCAGGCGAGGAAGGGCAGCAGCTCAGCCGGGCACGTGTCAGGGTTCCAGAGGTTGCCGACCTGGGAGATATCGATGTCGGCGCGCATGGCCGCTTCAAGCGCCATTTCGGAGCTTTGCGCGTTCGGCGGCAGCAGGCTCGTGCCAAGGATTTCGTCTGGGAGGGGCATCGCGCGCGATCAGTCCCAAGTGCCGCCGATGGTGACATCGATGTCGGCACAGTGGCCTGCCTGCAGCATGCTGTAGACCTGATCGACGGCAGGCTCCGCCAGTTCGACACGCTGGACGCCGGCGACATGCAGCGCCGCGATGATCGCCGATCGCGGGATGTCGCGGCCTAGGCGGCGTGCGGTAGCAAGATAGCTGTTCAGACTGCCAAGCGCGGTGTTGAGGATCAGCTCGGGATCGGGACCCGAATACAGCCAGAGCGCAGCGACGACATCGAAGGGCTGGATATCAGCAGACTGCACGGTGACCAGATCGGTCAGAGGCCGCACCTGGTCGTTGAGCAGCACGGCTTCGACCGCTGCCAGCGTTCCCGGCGGAGCGGTGCCATCGCCGGTGCGCGACAGGACCGAGACAACGACCTCGCCCGGCTCAGGCGAGGTGGCCGACGCATCAAGCACGTCACCCGATGCCGAGATCGCGTGATAGACATAGGCCATTTCAGGCCCGGCGACCGAGAAGCTGTGTGGGGCGAGCAGCACGCGGCGGCGCAGCTCATCGTCGTTTTCCATGACGGCCCCGGCCCCTGTTACCGGATTGGCGGGCGTGATCTCGAGTCGCTCGACCGCGTAGAGCGCCGCCAGGTGATCGAGATTGGAGCCGTGAGCAAAAGCGATGAGCAGCTGCCGCGCCGCATCGTCGAACGCTTGGGCAAGCACCTGTTCGTCATAGCTGTCAGCCTGCAGCAGCTTGATCGCCGGATCGGATTCTACCAGCGCGCTAAAGGGCGGGAACAGCGCGAGAAGCTGGGCACGCTTGGCCTCATAGCGCGTTTCGAAATCCGTCTGCGGCACCACCGAGGGCGGCGGCAGTCGCGACAGATCGATGGCTGGCGAAGTGGCGATGGACGAAATCGACATGGCTGTCAGCAGCATCATGCCTTGGCCAAAGGCCAGCGGGCGCGATTGTTACCGGGCCGATTACAACGGTGCGGCCCGGCATGGCGCTAGCAAAACCAGCCGGGCCTGACCCGATAAGTTGAGTACTCAACATATCGGGCTGGCGGGCGCATGACTTTTGGCCAACCGGAGAAATAGGACAAAAACGACATGGGCCGCTACCCATCGGCCAGGGATTGCATCACTGACTCGAGCACCCTTTCCATGTCATCACCGCCAAATCCGAGCAGGCGACGCGCTTCATAGCGCGCGCGGATAGTGCTGCCGTCACGTGTGCGCCCCACTCGATCGGTCCGGCCATCATGGTGCACCTCGGCAATGCGCTGGGCGTTGCCGCCGCCGAAATCGAGCTCGACGCTGTCTGGCGTGGCCTTGATACGCATGTTGCGGGCCATGCGCAGGCGGCGGAACATGCGCTTGCGACGGATAGGCTTGCCGTCTGGTCCGATGCGTGGCCGGCGCGGAGCCATGGCCTTGCCATCGGGTTCCTTGTTGGCAGCGATGCGCTGGGCATTGGACCGGCGAAGCGACTGGCCGACCTTCAATGACAGCTTTCGGCGCGCGCCCGGCTCCAAGCGCAGCATGAGGCCATCAAGCCAGTCTTCAACCTTGGTGAGATCGGTGTCGGCCATGATCAATGCCAGGGCGGCAGCGGTCCGTCTTCATCGGCGATCTCGGTGAGCGGCAGGGTGCCCGGAGCCGGTTCTCCATCGCTGGCGATCAGGGGCAGGTCATCGTCGAACAGCGGCACCGGCTCATCCAGGTGCTTAAGATCAAAGCCACCATCCTCGCGCCGGGTGGCCAGCACGTTCTCATCGAGCTGGATCTGCAGCTGGAGATCCACGGTCTTGCTGTCGATGAGATCGACCTCGATCGAGAAGGCTTCCTTGCCAGGGGTGAGCAGCTCAGGCTGATGTTGGCGCAGCCAGTTGGTCACCGCCAGAATGACGACACTGGGCTGCCCTGAAAATTCGATCAGGATGACATTGAGCCGGTAGCGATAGGCAAAGCCGAGCGTGGGGGTCGAGCAGGCAACGATGCTGCCCTGATCGACCCACATCAGAAGCTTTGCCGGATCGCGCGCCAGATCGGGCTGGAGCGCAACTATCGCGGCGCGCAGGGACGCGGGCTTGATCATGCCGGGTCACTTTCCGGCAACTGGGCCATGTCGCCGACGCGTGCCTGAGGCACGGATGATGTCAGCTGGTCTCCCATCCGCTCTACCTGCCTGCCGGATGAGAGAGCGATCAGGGCGGAGAGGCAGTCAGCGATCTTGACCACCAGGCCACCGGCGATGGCGGAGAAGATCGATTCCGCCCAGTCGGGAAGCTGGCCCCATGTCATGGCGGCGATGATCGCCAGCAGCACGATGAAGCAGCCGGCGGCGATGAACTTGACGACGCTGCGGTCGCCCTGACGATCGAGTACGCTGCTCATCGGGCGCTCCACTTCGCATGGGCCTTGGCGATCTTGATGTGATAAGCATTCTTCGCATAGCCCGTGCCGTTATATCCCTCAGCGAAGGGGATGCAGGCCGCATGCACGTTGCTGATCTGCCGCAGCTCATCCTGCAGACGCCTGCTCTCGATAAAGGCGCAGAAGGCATCTAGGTGATCGCGCTCGCTGCGCTTCATGGCGTCCCAGAACAGCTCGACCGTGGCAAAGCCCGCTGCCCGATGGTTGAAGCCCATGATCTGGTAGCGGCCTGCCGAGGCAGACTTGAGCGCGGCCTCGGCATCGAGCGCGATCGCCTGGTTGAGCCGGTCCCACTCCCCTGCCCCGCCGATATAGAGCTTCTTGTTCCACGACCTGCTGGACAGGTTCGGGTGGCTGGCGCGAAACCGACCATCGGTGAATTCGTCGAACTTGTGGGCTTCGAACAGGGCGCGCGGCCTGCCATCGGGCAGGAAGCCGCTGCCGTTGCTCTCGACCTCATCGACCGCGCGGATCTGTGCCACGGTACAGCCGAGGCGGGCGGCGGCGGCGGCATAGTCCTGCGGCGAGAGTCCGATCTTGGCGATCGGCGCGAGCGCAGCGGGGGCGCGGCGGCGGTCCCAGCTGGCAGCGAGCTGGTTGATCAGGTCAACCTCTGGCTGCACGAACTGGTTGGCGGGGGCGCTAGGGCGCAACAGCGCAACAATCCGGTCGGCGGTGGTGGTCATGACGTGGCCTCCTCCAAGCGCATTTCCTCGAGCAGCTGCTTTGCGCGCTTCAGCGTACGGTGACCGGGGTCGATGCCTTCCATCGCATCGAGCAACAGCTGGATGATTGTCCACATCTTGGCGCGGCGCTTGTCTCCCCGCTCCTCGCGCTCCTCGCATTCCTTGAGGGCATTCTCGATCCGGCGGAATCGCTCCTCGAGCTTTTCGGCCTCCCGCACGGCTGCCTGCTGGCGCTCGATCCGCCAAGCATCGTACTTGTTCCATGCGAACTTGAGACCGACGCCCAGCGTAGCCAGCAGCGTGACGATCGCCGAAATCAGGGCGGGTGCATGTACCATTGTCAGTCCCATAGCTGGATGGTCTCGCGCATCGCGGGCGCGGTCTCGGTGATGTCGGGCAGTTGCACGACGGTGCCTTCGGCGAGCTGGGGACCGGCTGCGGCCAGCCCCGGGTTGAGCGTATAGGCCTGTTCCGTCACGCCCTGGGTGCGCCCCAGCACGCGCCAACAGATGGCATCGAGAGTCTCGCCAGCCAGAGCGGTTGCGGTGGTCATAGCAGCGACACCCGGTTGCGCGGCACCGGCTTCTCAGCCCCGATCGAGAGCAGATCGCTGATCGCATGATGCGCCATGCGGCGATATTCGTCAGCGGTGAGCCGTTCGTTTTCGCTGCGGATATTGGCCTGATCGGAGGCGACCAGATCGCGATGGGTATCGGCGACTTCGGCGGCGGCGTAATAGCGGATGATGCGTTCCCACAATACCACCGAGCGTTTGCGCCCGCCAATGCTGACATCATCGATCGCCGCCAGATCAGCAGCCCCGTTGGCCGCCCAGCTGCTGCGCCAGGCGTGCAGTTGCCTCAGCGCGGTGATGACCGCGCCCTCGATCGCGGCGACCAGGCGTTCATGGGTGACCACGCCCTCGCCGATGCGGAGCGTGTCGCGGATGGCGTTGACGTCGATCGCCGGAAACCAGTCGTCGACGCTGACCGAGCTGTCGGCGGGAGAGGCCGGTGCGGGCGGCGTGGCGATGAAACCTGACACTGCGCGGGCCTTTCTGTTCTTCCGGGCCGAACCGCTTTACGGGGGGTGGGGATCGCCTGTGGCTTATGGGCGGACCCTGGCCAGAGATGATCCGCCCCCCGAGCGGCGTGGGCCGATCCTTCAATCCTGTCCGGTCTGGTCAGCGGGCGGCGTGACCAGGCGCTCGAGGCGCTCGATATCCTTCTTGACCCCGATGGCCTTGTTGAGCTGCAGCGCACGCTTGCAGGCATCGAGCGCAGCGTGCAGCAGCGCGGCCTTGCCCCCTGCGGGCGCGCTGTCCGCCTCTGCATCGAATTCATCGGCGGCCCTGGCATAGGCGCGGCCCAGAGCCTTGAGCAGCTTGGCGCGCGCCTGATCGGGCATGTCGTAATCGCCGGTCAGCCTGTCGAGCCGCATGAGCTGCTCAAGCGTGGCGAGCTGCGGCTCAGCCAGCACGGCGGTGGCGATCTCTTCGGCGAGCAGGCAGGCGGGCGTGCGCAGATAGCGTTCGGGCAGCGTGATGCCGAAGCGCAGCACATGCTCGCCGATGTCGAGCGCACGTTCGAAATCGCGATAGTCGATCGCCCAAATCATCATCTGCGCGACAATCTCATCTTGCGCGGCAGTGCCCTCGGCACCGGCGGCGAGCGCGCCATCGACCCATGCCCGGAAGGTCTCGGCCATCTCGCGCTTGATCGGATTGCGGCCCTCGATCGACTGGATGTCTGAGAGCGACCGAAGATTGTCCTGCAGCACCGCGTAAAGCGCGCGATACTCGCTGGCGACCTCGCCGGTTTCCGGCATGGCAACGGCCTGGCCGACCACTGCGGCGTTCGCGGCAGCACCGGCCAAGGTTGCGCGGATCTTCTGCTGGTGACGGCGGAACGGGCTTAGCATGGCAGGTCCTGAAGCTGGGGTTCATCATTGTGGGGGCTTCCCACCCTCCTCGACCTGACCGTCAGGCTCCAGCGACCCTTTCGGGCTTGTTCGCTGCCATGTCCCCGGCATTGGCTTCCGGGGCTTTAGGCTCTCATGCGGGGTGCGGTCTGAAACCCTTGGAGGCTGACCCAATAATCAGCCGCTGGAGGCCCACTCAAATCGTTGGGCGAGCCGTGCCAGACACCCCTCTCGGGTGTTTCGGAACTTAGGGATCAGCCGCTTCGAAGGTGATGTTCTCGGCCATCACGGCAAAGTCGTCGTCTTCGATAATATAGCCTTCGTTGACGCTGTTGTAGTCAACCAGGCCGCGCTTGTTTTCCGGCTCATCCTTGATGTACCGGCGGCGGCTGCCTTCCTGATAATAGATCGAGAGGTTTTTGGGCGGCGTGATGAGCATCGTGCCTTCCGGGAAAAACGGCACGATTACCGCAGGCCGTCCACCGATCTGCTTTTGTGAACGGATGATCTGGCCCACCACTTCGTCGCTGGTCGCTTTCCCGCCATCGACCGTCGCCGCAAGCGGGCGGTTGATCATGGGGAAGTACTTTTCATCGACCAGGTCGGAGCTGACCATCACGAGATGCTCGGTATTGGCGCGTGCCCAGCTCGGCATTCCGGAGATGAGATCATAGGCCAGGGCATCGATATTCTGATAGTTCTGCCCAGCTCCGACCAGCACCGGCGCTGCCGCCCCGGTAGCGGTGCCGCCAACCATTGCGCGGCCCATGACATGATCGGGACGTTCCAGGCGAAGCTTTTGCAGCCAACCGATGTTGAGGTCTTCGCCGTTCGGGTTTTCTTCGGGGTCGGTCTGGGCGGCAGCCGCAAGGCCATGCCATCCCACGGTGATCCGGGTCAGCGCGATGGAAATTGCGACCGCCCGGCTATAGCGAACTGCGAAGTCGGGGAACTTCGACCACGCATCGATCAGCGCCCAAGGCAGCATCGTATCGAACTCGGTGTCGAAGAGCTCATACGATTTTTCCTGCATGCGCCCAACATACTTCGGGGTGCGAGGGAGGTTCGCCGCAGACGTCCGCGCGCCGATCATATTGTTCGCGCCCATGCCGATAGTCTGCCCCTTGAGGTCGCGCACCCCAAAGATGTTGATCGCGTTGAGGAACTCGACCGACTCGGTCTGCAGGTCTTCGAGACGCTGCTCGACGGTCGGATCGATCGTAAACTGGCGGTGGACATTCGAGGTGTTGTTGATCTGACCGATGGTCGCATAGTGCCGGTCAAGAGCTTCGCGACCGCGCTGGGAAAGAGTGTTCATCGATACGTCCTTATTTTTCGGGCGAGGGATTGCGGGGCGAGAGCGTCAGAAAACCTTGCTGAAATCGGTCTGGCTGCCATTGGCCTGCGG